TACCGTGGTTTCTTATTTGATATTTACAAGGAAGGCGAAGGGCAAGTACGTTGTGATCAACAGCCCCGCGCTAATCTTAACCAACACGTTCCCTAGCGAATTTAAGCTTCACGCAGTTTCTTAAAATAGAGGACGGCTCTAAAACCTGAGGAGGAATCATTAAGGCACATGAAGTGCCGAGCCGCCCAAGTCCTAATCTTACCCCCTCGGAGTAAAGCATGCAAAGGTTCAATTGCCTTTGTTGTCACTTCGTGGGCGATCAAAATGAATTTCATATAGAAAGATTCGTTGACCTAGAGCCATTCGGCGACAGGCGAGTCCCTCGCGAAGGCTTCATTCTGTATTGTCCCGATTGCGACAGCGAAGAGATCGAAGAAATATTCAACTAATTTCAAATGATAATTTAATTATCCCCTTATTTTTTACACAACAATGGAGGTGCATATGCACTTATATGAAAACCTGCTAGAGGATTGTGGTATTGCCGATACGCGCTCCGCCGCACTAGCCGAAGCTTTGCAACAGCTTCACTTTGCAATATCGATGCTTGATAAAACTAATCGCAGTATATTCGCCTATCTAAACCCGCAAGCGGTGAGTGCCGCAATTGAATTCGCGGTGATTGAAGAACTTGATGTCGATCTGTGGGGGGATTCCCCTACAGAGCCTATGTATGAGATTGTTTTTGAGCCAGAGTTTGATGTTAATAAAAAAGACGGCGACAATTCGGACACCGTGGTAAATATGGAGGATTACCGATGAATACTTTACTTCTAATTGTAACCTTATATGCTCTCTATTTTCTTTTGAGTGGTGCGCTTTTGATGATTCGCGACAAGCAGATAGAGTGGAAGCAAAGAACACAGCGCGGAGGAACCCGTGATAACAAACGATGAATTCATCCAACTTGTAAAGGATTCTCCATACACCATCAAGGAAATTGCAGAGATGATTGAGACGCCGTATGCAACGGTTAAAAACTGGACTCGAGGCAAAGACTCAACAAGCTATCGCGTGATGCCTAAACACGCTCTGATCGCGGTGATGTTGAGCATTAAAGAAATCGAGCGTATAGTCGAATAATATTCTTTTAACTGACACGGAGGTGCGTCATGCATCGTTACAAAAAATATCTGTCCGACAGCCACATTGATGACACGCGGGCAAATGAGATCGCCGAGGCGCTCAAGGAACTTTCCCGAGCAGTGGGTAACTTGAGCCGCAACCAGAGATCCTTATTTTTGGGGTTAAGTCCCTACGCCTTTCGAGCTTGTGTTGAGTTTGCTGAGCACGGGGATTCAGGTCTTGACAGCGCTAAACTTAACGCCACTGATGCTTTTATGAAAGCTGAAATTCAGCGCTATAAAGAGATTGATGTCGTAGCGGCGGACAAGGCTCTTAAAGAGACTCTATCGAAGAAAGATTATCACTGATTGACAGCCCCTTCGGGGGCTTTTTTTTCGTTCCGATATTGCCGCAACAACCTTAACGGTATTAAGAAAACCCACTTTGAATACCGATCCCCTGCTCCATGAATTTTCACTGGCTCCACGCCTTCATTTAAAATACAACTAAGTATTCCCTCCTTGGCAAACCACAAAACCTCAACCCCTGTATCAATCACCCAGTAGTCAGCTTTGCTGACACTAAATGCGCTTGGCTTGTTATGGAAGTACTCAATGACAATGTTGCCAGTTTTTTGGCTAGTGGTATCAAGCTTTACCTCAACAGTCTTCTGCAACTCTGGAATATAGATATCCCAGTCGGGGTGAAGACCTTGTGCCTTGGTTGCCTTTGGAAATGCCGAGTGCAACTTTGCAAGCAGTCTGTCTTCAGCCTTCGCTCCATACTTGAGACTATCCTTAAACTCTGACACGCTTTTTCCACATCGCTTTCACTCCATGAGTGACCAATTGTTTGGTGTGTTTTGGATCTGCATCCTCGGGGATGCTGTCGATTGCCTTGCGCCTCTCTTCCTTTGTTTTTAAGTTGACGATTTGGCTTGGCAGGTAATACACCAATGTGGCTCTTGCCAGTTGATGGAACTGGGGGGCGAGGGTGTGCTTTATATACTCCACGCACTGGGGGTAATATATTTTTTCCGCCGCCATTTTTACGGCGTTACGAAGCTGGTCTGGTGCCATCAGAAAACTCCAGTAGATCGCGCATGATCATGATCCCCGTAGAAAACTCGGTAGTAATTGTCTGCATGCCGTTCAGTCCCATGTACTGCCCGTCAGCAACCGCCTTCAAAGGAAACACCATCCGCGCAGGCTGATAGTCATATTTGTAAATCAATATCGGGATGCAATCTTCCTTAGCTGATTCGCAAGCCTGATCCCACCACTCATCCTTGTGCCAGTGACCCTTGGCGTAACGCTTGGCTTCAATCATCAGATTGTGAAAGACAATATCCCCATGACCCTTGTCTTGGTATTGCTCAAGATTGCGCTTGAGGTGGTCAGCACAACTGCCGAACTCATCCCTGAATATCTTGATCAGATCCCGCTCAAACGCATGACCTTTGGCGCGGGCATTAATCATTTTGTGCCTCAATAAGCCATTGCAGATAGACCGCCGCCTTTTCAAGGCTCTGCTTTTTGCCGTTGGGGTGTGTCTCATACCGCCACACATACTTCTGAACATTGCCTTTGAGATACCCTTTGAACTGCTCGTCATCCATCGAAGAGCGGATGGCGTTAATGCACTCCACCGCATCGGGTGCTTTTTTGTAGTGACGGGGTTGCGTCACCGCATCCCATTCGGCAGGCGTTACGTCATCCAGATTCCTTTGATAATTCTTTGGTGTATTCAAGGAGTTCAAGCTCGGTGCCGTACCTTTTCTCGAAGGCTCGCCTGAAGGGGTGTCTGCTAGTGTAAATTTCATTGTCTTCACCTCCACGGTGATGTTTGTAACAAAGTGGAACGGTCAACAGGTGTGCGTCAGGTTTCGTCTTCCCATCAATATGGTGAACCTCTGCTGGACTGTGTACCGCGTGATATTTTCTGCAAACCACACATCCGAACTGTGCGATCAAATCCATCCATGCCTGTTCTTCCTTGCTGGGCGTTCGCCCCTTCATCATCGAGGTCTCGAGCAGTAGCCATAACCTGTGGTTGTGGCGTAATGCGCGTAAGACCCGTAGCCGCACTTCCAAGTGCAGACCTTTTTGCCTACGCTGTCTTCACCTTCCGCTACCTTCGCCCAGTAATGGCTGTAGTGGGAGGCGAAGGCGGCTGATGCAATAATTAAAACCACTATAAAAATAACTATATTTTTCACTATATTTTTCATATTTATGCTCCGTAGACTCTGCGTTCTGCCCGCTCAGATGCGAGCTTTGATTGCCATGCTTTAAACTCAACTTCCGCCGCCATAAGATCTGCCTTTGCGGCGGCGAGAGCGCCTTTCGCCATACCCTTGCTGATCCGAGCGTCGAAAACATTTTCGTCTTCATCCGCGAACCGATCTTGGGCGGCATTGGTTTTTTCACCGCGCACCTGTGCCTGAACCTTGCACTGGGCGACCAGCTTCTTCTCTTCTGCCTCTGCCCTAGCCACATCTAACTCGGCTTGTTGTAGCTGTGACCCCGCTACACGGATCGCGTGTGCGAATTTCTCAATATCATCCATTTAAGACTCCTTAGAATAGTTGATGTAATAGCGTGACTTACCGCCCTTTCTGTCTTTGTATTGGCAGGTATCGATATCGAATTCGAAGCCAACGCGCCCCTCATACATACCGTTCCTGTTTTTAAGCACTTCTAGGTAGGTGTCCCACTGTTTGGTGTACTTTTCCTCAGGCTCTTCGCCCAACATCTCTGCCTGCTCGATTGCCTCAAGCTTGCGCTTGTTTTTCCAGATGGAAATAAAGCCATCTGCCAGATCAGTAATCGCTCCGCTACCCTTAACGTCATACTTGTTTGGGGCGGAATACTCCGAGTCACCCTTGCGAACGTGGGTCACTAAGAACAGCGTCACGGGAAAGGACAGCTTGAAATTAACGATCTTCTCGATGAAGCGTTGCTGACCTTCATAATCGTCCTGTCGCACCATGTTGGTCAGTGAATCGATCACGAACACATTGATACCGTAACGGCGGTATGCGTACTCAAAACACGTCATTAAATCTTCGGGTTTTGGGGTTAACTTATCGACGTACAGCCAAAGGTTGGGTGCCATCCATTCCAGTAGTTTGTCTCTATAAGGTTTGGGTGGATTGGCACTGCCTGCCGCTTGGCGCATCATTCGCCCCATGGTTGCCTTGGGCGTCATTTCCATCGACGCAATCAACACCTTCTCGCCCTGATCAACAGCATTCAGGCACAGTTGGTTGACCCACATAGACTTACCGTGACCGTTAATCCCTGCCACCCCCCACATCTCTTGCGGACGGAATCGGATATCTTCTTCATCTAGCTTTGCCCAACCACTGCCGAAGCCCTGTTCGTTGTTAGTTCGGTTGTCAAAATAGTCATCAATATCAGTTTCAAAATCGAGTACGGTTCGCAGTGTCTCTGGGTCTTTCCATCGCGCTTCTTCATAGGCACAGTTGAGCATCCACTTGGCTTGCTCATAACCCTCTTTTTGAAGCAACTCGTTGATATCTTTTGTCGGTAAATTAACGCGGTAACAGCGGTCACCTAGACGGCTCATGATTTCAGCGGCGGCTAGCTCACCCTGCTCATCCATGTCGGTGGCAATGATGATTTCTTCAAAGCGAGCAAGGTTCTCGTATTCGTGAGCAATCCACTTGGTTTGTTTCGCTCCTTTGCCTCCGCCCATCGGGACGCTTAGGGCGGGATAACCCAGTTCACTACAAGCAATGGCATCCCACTCGCCCTCGACGATCCACACCTTGCGGCAGTCGGCGGGCATGGTGTGCCACCCGAACAGGATTGGCTTGAGGTCTTTCTGCGTTGACGGGTTGCCTTCGTGATCCACTGGCTTAGTCTTGAGGAATACTTCTTTACCTTGGGGGTCGAAGTAGGTAAACACTACATCCCTACCACCACGTCCCTCGGTCTCGTAGATCTTGTGGCGGAAACAGATTTCGCCGACATCTTTAAAGCCCCTACCCTCCATATGTTTATGCAGTGCGTCACCGTTTACTTGAGGGGGTGGTTTGGGTTTGGTGTAGGTCTTTTTTTCCGCCGCTAAAACTTTTTTTACAGGTGATCCGTCGCGGATGGCGTACTTCTTTCTTGCCCAGTCCATCGCTTCGGTAAGCGAAAGACCCATCTGGTATTGGATGAGATCTAACAAGTCACCCCCATCACCTGTCGCAAAATCCATCCATTTGCCTGCTTGATCCCCGTTCAAGTAGATTGACATTGATCTGCCCTTCTCTCCCTGAATAGAGCCTACTTTGTAGCACCCAGATTCAACCTTTCCCTCTGGGTAAAGCTCATGACATACAGACGTGGTATGCTGTGCTAACTGTTGACTTAAATCTCTTACATTCATTTCACTGCCCCCAATAAATCATCCTGTCGTGTCGTATCTTTGAAGCACTGAAGTCCCTGCCAGTCTGGTTGCCCCACCCGCTTCCATCCTCTCGAGATGGCGTAATCAACCACTTGAGTCATGTCGAACTTGGCGGATTTCATCACTTCAAAGTCGTGTGCCTGTCGGGTTATTGTTGCCTTACCGACCTTGCGGTTACTGTTGTCTTCAATCTTGTAGTCCCACCACTTTTGCCAAGCGCCTTTACAAACACCGTTAGGGCATTTATCGATGAGCGCTTCTTTCCAATGTTTTTCTGTAGTAATAGTTATTCTTTGTTGCGGATTATCCGCACACGGGTTATCCACTTGCGGGTTATCCACTTCTGGAAAATCAGGAAGTGGTGAATCGGGGAACACACCACGGGTATCGGTGACCAACCAATCGAACCGACTAAAACAGCCCTGCTCGTCTCGAACCTTCTCTCTCTTTAGGTAGCCAGACGCCTCTAAGCATTTTGTAATGGTTGTCATTTTGGTGGTGCCCACCGCAAAAACCGTACACAACTGGCTTTGGGTTACCTGCCAATCATCGACGTGGGATAAAAGGTAGACCAGAACTCCGAGTGCCTCGGGGGTTAGCCCGTCCTCTCTGGCGGAAGAGGCGGCGGTGCCACCCCGTAGCAATAGATTGGGAAGTTTTGTATAGTGCGCG